GATCTGGTGCACCTTCCATAGGTATAGTGCCTTCAGGTAGTATGTCTAAAAATAACTTAGCATTAGCGTCGTTGCTAAACCATCTTTGAGCATTTTCAACGCTACCTCTACTTATATTACCAGCCTTAGGCTCCACGCCAAGCAGCTCGTTAGTAAACTCTGGCGCTAAATCTTTTAGTGTTTTATATGTTAATTTTTCTACGTCTAATTTATTAAACTCTTCTGTTATTTTATTAACAACTTCTTTAGGCACGCTTAAATCTTGAACTAGTTTTCTTCCTTTAGCTGAGTGCGTTCCTATTCCTTGAGCAGACATAGTAGGTGTGACGTCAACTAAAGTTTCAATATCAAAGTCTTTACCCATTTCTGACATTGCTACTTCTGTAGTTCTACCAGCTTGAGCTCTTTTAAGTATGTTACCTAGCTGTGGCGCTAGTCTTGATTTTAGATAATAGCCAAAAGGAACATTAAAATCATTATAGCTTTTAAATATTCTAGCTACTTGTTCGTTCATACTACCTCTAAAGTCTGCTTCTGAAACATCTAGTCCTCTTTTAAAATTACTTCTAAACCAAGTCTCTATAGTAGCAGCGTTGTCTTTAAGTAATTCGTTTTCAGCTCTTCTTCTTGCTGGATCGCCTGGCTCACGCTCTTTAAATATTTTTATATTTTTTTCGTTAGCTTCAGATATACGTAAATTTTCGTTTATTTTTTTAAGAGCTTCATTATTTTTTTTAGCCTGCTCTAAATATCCTTCAGGCTTTTCCGCTACTAACTTTTTATTTTGCTCTATTATTCTGGCTTTTTTAGCTTTTAAATCTACAGATCCAAAGCTAGCTTTTTCACCTTCTTTTCTAGCTTCTGATATTTCAACTATTTCATTTAATCTTTCAAGCTGTTTAATCGGATTATAACCTTTTTGTATAGTTTCTACATATCTACCTAAAAAGTTTACTAAATCTTGCTGTGTTTTTAAAGCAGGTTTACCAAGACCATTTCTTTCACTAAAGCTTAATATATTTTGTTTTAACTTGCCAAACGCATTACCTTGAACTAACGATGTGTAGTGTTCAGCTCTAGACAAATACTCAGTAGTGTAAGCAAACATTTCTTCAACTTTATTAACGTCTTTAATAGACTTTTCTGTTAATATAGCTTCATACAAACTTCTACCGTCTTCTAACTTAAGCTCTTTAGTTATATTTTTAAGTTGATTTAAATATTTAGCTTTTAACGTTGGATTACCTTCAAACAATAAATCAAACGCTGCATGACTAACCTCATGAGGCATTAAACCTGGATTTGCTCTATTGATATTAATTCTTATTGTACCAGGATTACCGCCTTGAGCAGGTATATATTCTGCGTTTCTATTATCAACTAACTCTTCAGTTGTAGTTTCTATAACTAAGTCTTTGCCTTTAGCTTTGAACGCTTTTACTATTGGATCTAATTGTTTTTGATATGCTTTTTGAGCTGTTGCAGGATTAGTGTACAGATCTATTTTATCCATAGCATCTAGCCTGTTTTTAGCTGCAGAATAAACTTCTTGATATTTAGCTAGCGTAGCTTCATCTCCTTTAGTATGAGCTTCTATCATTTTAAACATAGCATCGTTTTTTAACTTAGCTATATTTCTAGTTCGAGCAACATCTATACGCTTTAAATGAGTAGCTCCAAAAGCAAAACCTAAAGCTAAGTCAACAATAGTTTTTCTACCAAGCTTGTCTAAATCACCATAATGCTCTTGTAAAAACGCAGAATAAACATCTTCACCAGCTATATCGTCAATAGCACCTTTTGTTATTTCTCCAAAATTAGTTCCTAATACAAACGCTGGCGCTTGCTTTGTAGACAAGTTTAACAAAGTGTTAAATTGATTGTACTTTGTAGTCCACTTAAAAGGTAAAACTTTAGTACCTAACATAAAGCCAAAACCAACACCAGGATCAAATCCAACGCTTTGCATTTTAACTTCTTCCATAGCGCCAGTTAAAAGTAGACCGTTAAACTGATTTAATCTTGATGGCCCAACTTTAGTATAACCTGCTATAACGTCGTCAAAACTTTGCCCTGAAGCTGCAGCTCTTTTAGTCATTTGTGCTTGAGTAACTACTCGACCATTTTTAACATATCTAGGAGCGTTTAGCGTGCTCATTAGTCTACCAAGTCTAGTGACACCTAAAACTGTTCCTTGAATCTTATTAGCAACAAATAAAGTACCTAATATACCATAAGCACCACCAAAGCCTTCATTTATTTCGTCACCTATACTACGCTCTAAATATTCTTTTTGTTTATCATTTAAAGGTATATCAGCGTCATAAGTTATTTCTTCTATTTGATCTAGTATTTTTCTGTTTGAATATCCAAAGTTAGACTCTGTAGCTCTTGGTCCTATTATGCCTTCTGATGCTGCTTCAAAATGTCTTTGTACAGGCTTCTTTTTTATAGACGTTACGTCTTTGTTTAATAAATAAACTTGTTTTATAGCATGATGTTTAGCTGCTAAATCTACACCTTCATCTTGATAAACTCTTAAATAATCTGCAAAATCTTGAGCTGTTTCAAAGTCTGATTTATTAGGATCATTTACAGATATATTTATGTTGTTTTTAGCCATAAATACATCAGGATCATCATCAAATAAATGAGCAAATCTAGCCATTTCAGAAACAGGAATATTTTTCCATACGCCAGCATCAAACTCATATCCTGCGTCTCGTAATATTCTACCAAAAGTTTTATTACCAACAGTTATATCGTATGTTTTATTACCTCTAGATTTATAGCCAACTCTTTCTAAAAAATTATTATTATAATAGTCTTTTAGCTTATCCCGTGTTGTTGTTGTTGTTGAAATTTCTGTTATTTCTGCTTCAACTTTTTCAGATAAATCTTGAGTATCATCAGTTTTTACATTACTACCTTGGCCAGTTATAGGATTATAAAAAAACTTAAAGTCTTTATCTTCGCCTAAGCTTTTAATAACTTCTTTTTGTTGCTTTATAAGATTATTTTTTTCTTCATCACTTATACCTTCAACTGCTAAATTTTGATTTATTTTGCCTAATTGTCTTTCTAAAGAATTTTCAAAAGACATTATATCAATGTCTTCTTGTCTTAAAAATTCTTTATCTAAACTACCTCCAGAATCAATTATTTGCTGCGTACCTTCTTGATTAGTTTGTTCTTTAAACTTAGCTCTTTCTTGTAAAACCTTTGTGTCAAACTGCTCGTTAAATATATTTCTTATATCATCATCATTTAAACTCATATATTGAGTTCTAGTGTCTGATCCAAAAAATCCACCAACACCTAAATTATTTAAAAGCTCTTTTCTAACATCTTTAACTTCGTTACGTAAATCTAAAGCTGCATAGTTATACTTGTCGTCTGTTAAAAATTCATTTTGTAAAAACTTAATATATTCATTTTTATCTTTTACGTAATTATCAGCTGTAGTTCTTTGATATTCATCAGCTTGTCTTTTAATATCTTCTGCTTCTTTTTGAACTCGCTGAATAGGAGGTAAAATAAAACTAGGCGTATATTTTCTAAACTTTTCTGCTACGTTTTCAAAAAAACCTTTATCTTCTTGTGATTCCAAAGAAATATTTTCCGACGCTAATTCCGTATCGGTTGTTGGCGCTACAGCTACGTCGGTCGCAGCAGCACCTTGTGTCTTTTCCACAAGACCTTTCTTTTTCATAGCTTCTATATAGTCTTCAAAGCTCATATTGTATTCTTGTGCTTTACCTTGCAGTGTTTCTAAGGTAAATACTTGTCCGTTTAATTCGTACATATTATTTAAATGAAAGGGTTAAGTAGTTTGTCTAATTCACTTGGAGTTTGAGTATTTTCGTAAACTGGCCCTAATCCAGATCTATTTCTATTTGCTGTTTTTGGACTAGATATTTTTAGTCCTAATACTTTGCTTAATTCTTCTAGCGTATATCCTATTTCACCAGCTTGAGGATCAAACATTTGACTTGCTCTTGCTCCAGAGCTTATATAGTATTTACCATTAGGTTTTAATGAGGCAACAATACCTGTGCCAAACGTAGACGGTAAAGGTATTATCTTAGCGCCGGCATTTATAGCGTTTATAGTAGGCTGCATATTAATTCCTTCACCACCACTTGGTTTTGTCGGCTTATAAAGTTTAAAGCCGTCAGCGTTAGAGTCTTTAACTATATCCATTAAAAACGAGTTTAACCACTGTGTTGGCACGTTAGTTTTTAATTTATCTAAAGCTAATTTATATTCATCACTTTGAGCATCAATATTACCGTTTTCAAGTTTGGGTAAGTTTTTATACTCTGTATTTGTAGCAGCTTGCTGGCTAATATATTGATACGCTGGATTAGAGTCTACGTCATTTTCATAACCTGGAACACCACCTATAAATAAATCTGCAGCTGCTTTAGGGTTGTTAGTTATGCCAGATATATTTTTAAATATAATTCTAGAATTAGTGTCTATTGGTGATCCATCTTCACTAATGTTTAGCTTTACACCTCTACCGCCTAATTCAAAACTACTTGTTATACCTTGAAACAAACCATTAATAGCTGTTTGATTTCTAAGGTCAGGATTTTTTATATCATTAAGATTTATTCTATTACCAGCAACATCAGTGTAAAAAACACCGTCTAAAGTATAATCAATGTTGTTATAAGCTTCTTTACCTATAATTTCTTCATACATTAAAAAATCTTTATCTACAATGTTAGGAGACCAATTGCTAATATTATCTGTAGCAAACTGTCTAGTTTTAGCAAAATTCGTTAAAGTATCTTTAGTATTAGTAAAAGCATTTTTTATACTATCAAGCTCAGATTTAGCATCAATATACGCTTGGCTTGTAGGTCTATTAGATAATTCACCTAACTCTTTTGAAAGCTTTACATATCTTTCTTTGTTTTCTTTTAAAAACGCTTCAAGTTTTGCTCTAGCTTCTACAGGTACTATTTCAGCTGAAAAATTTTCAGGCATGTTATTTAAAAAAGTCTCTGTAGTTTTATTAGCTTTATCTACTCTTTTTCTAAGTATATCAATAGTAGGATCTAAAGCTGTACTATAATCAATAGTAGAGCCTAGCTTTGCTTGACTAAGCGCAGCGCTTGCTGATAAAATAGGATTTGTTGTTGTAGTCTTTTTTGCCATTATTCTTCTTCAATAAAAAATGAATCAATATCACCTTCAACTCCAATTTGTTCTTCTTGACCTCCAAATATAGGATCTATTCTAAATGGATTAGGCGTGTTCATTGTTTCTGTAATTTTAAATTCGTCGCCTGATACATCTATAATACCATCATTACTTAAATCCTCATCATCTTTAGGATCTTTTCCACCCGCGTATTCTATACCAGCAGCAAGAAAGTTACCAACACCGCCTGTTATAGCTGCATTAGCATCGTTTAATAGTTTTTGCTGAACAGCTTGATCTTGCAAAGCCAGTGAAGTTAAAACTTCTTGTCTTCTTTGTTCTTTAGCGCTTACCGCAGAATCAATTTTTAATTGAGCGCCAGCAGCTAGTCTTTGGTTAGCAGCTTCTTGTTTAGCGGTTAGAGCTTGAGCGGCTTGTGCTTGTTTAGCACCTTGTCTAGCTATAGCTGTAGCCAGTGAAGCGGCGCCTGCGCCTGTAGCGCCTTGTTGTAGTCTAGCTAAAGTATTAGCTTGTTGTTGAGCTTGTTGTTGATTTGCTAATTGTTGGGCTTCTGTAGATGCTGTGAGATCTTCGTAAGGATTTTGTATTCTAAAATCAAAGTTTTCGTAAGATCGCATCCTATTTTCTGCTAGTGTTTCAGCATCGTCTAGAGCGCCTCTAGCATCAGCACGCTGTTGAAAACCTTGAAATATTTGTACACCTGCTTTAATGCCTTGAGCTAAAGCTAAAGCTGCAGCTGCACTTAATGCTTTCATTGGTGATTTTTTATTTTCTGTCATTATAATTTAATTATATCTATTAATAATTACACTTATTTACTGCTTTCTACAACGCCGGCTGACAATGAAAACATTTCAGCAAACTCTGTAGAGTTATTCCTTATTTTTGCTTCTGCAAAGTACCCTACTAGCGATGACAAGTTTATAGCATTATCTTGGCTAAAAAATATATAATCGTTAGTTGTTGGTAAATCATATAAATTACTTGTTTCTACTGTCATTGTATAAAAATCAAAACTAGTAGTAGTTTCAGCACCACCTGTAAAAGCGCTAGGAAAAGATGATGTTATACTGTCTATACTGGCATAACCTAAAAAATTCTCAGTAACATTAGTATTACCACTTTCTCCAGCTACATTTTGAGTTATTGTTAGTGTGTCATTAGTAACAGAAGTAGTAGATAGAGCACATGTCATAGCTCCGCTAGTAGCAAATTCAATAGCACTTTTAAAGTTAGCAGCTCTACCAGCGGCTGTACTAGAAGAAGCAACACCTATTATTTTAGTAGTAACAAGCGTAGAAGTATCAATACTTCCAGCACTAATAACTTGGTTTTGAGTATAAGATCCGTTACCACTGTAAAAAAGTATAAAACTTGGTGTTGGAGTACCAGGAAAATCTGAGCTATTAGGATATGGAATATTACTATTTGCTGTATAAATAACAGATATTGGACCAACAGAATCAAAAGTTTCGTTTGAAAAAACTACAACATGCGTTGCTTTAACAGCTGAAACACTAGAAGAGTTTTGAAAGCCAAAACCTGTTATAGTGCCCATATTAACTATTTGATCAAGACTTGACGATGTATTAAACCCTCCGCTTGAAGTAAAACTAGAGTTAGATATATAGTAAGCACTATCACCAACTTGTGCGCCTGTAGACTGTGGATCAAAACTAAAGAATAATGTTGTTATAGGCATATTATTATGGATTTATTTGTACTATTACTTGTCTTTGTAAACCTCCTGGTGTAGACATATTTACTCTTATATTTACACCGTCAAGCTGACCGCTAGAAGTATGTTGAGAACTTGAGTTTATAAGTACTTTTATTCTTACTCTCAAAGGCTCGTTACCGTCAGACTCAATTAAAGCTATAGGTATTGAAGTAGACAAGAAAGGAGCACTAGCTAAATCAAAGCCTTGACGAATGACGTTTGGCCCTTCTGTTTGATTTGTTACTGTTTGAGGTATGTTTATAGAAGTGCCCGCATCGCTTTGTTTAAAATATTCAACACTAGTTATTTCTGGCGCAGGACCAGAGAAAACTAAATCAAAACTTTTTTCTTGTTCAGTTTCAACAGAGCTTGTAATCATATACATTGAGTGTACATGAATAAAACCGTCTACGTTTGATCCAGCATTTGTACTTTCAGCATTATCTATGCTACTTCCAGTTGGATTAATTACGTAAAAATAAGATTCTGACGCTGGATTTACTTGTATAAATTTAGTATCTTCTACTAAACTATCTTCAGCAGGCTCGTCACCGTTTAATTCAATATCGCCGTGAACAGCTTTTATATAAACTTTGTAAAATATATTTTGAACAATAGGTGGCGTAAAAGTAAACTGCGCAATATAATCTTGATTTGTTAGAGTTGTACTATTAGAACTTATAGATGTTTGATTTAAATTACCTAAATTTGCAGCCCAGTCAGGCGCACCTAAAAAAGTTTGAACATTTGGACTACCGTCTTCTAAAAGTACTAATGAATGTTGTTCGTATTTATATATAACACATCTAGGTACAGAATTATTAGCGTGAATACTAACATCAGCCTGCCACTCACCATTAAAGTTACTATTATAAATTGTAGGATTACTATTATCTGCAAATTCACATCTATCTTCGGCAAGTTGTCTTATTTGAATTACACTATCAGAAGCTCCGTTAACATTGTACGGATGTCTACCTTTAATTTTAAAAGTTCTATCTCGTGGCAATAAGTCTCCAGGTATAACATAGTCATTTGCTTGAACATTTAAAAGAACTTTATAGTTAGCAGCTAAAAAGTTATACGTAAGTAAGACGTTTCCTGAATAATATTGTATAGGTTGAGACACTTCAACGTTGCCGTAAGTTAAAAAAGGCTCATCACCTATACCTTGATCTGGCTCTCCGGTTTCAGGATTTAAACCTACATTTTCTTGAAACACACCATCTTCAACCTCTACTTGTCCACTACCAGGATTAAATATATCTTGAAAAACTAAAGTAGGGCCAGGCATAACTAAATCTGGATCGTTGAGCAAATCAATATTATATTGATCTTGTATTTCTGCAAAATCTTCATTTGGTATTTTCATGTATATAAACTTACTAATAGCACTAGAAGATAATACTATTTCTTCAACAGGATCTGTATCGTCAAAAAACTGTTGCATAGCAACAAGATTTGGAGCAGAATTAGGTATAGGCGGACCTTCTTGACCACCTGTATTGTTTTTAAATATTAAAGTATTATTTGAAGAGCTATAAGCCGCTCTTTGAGTTATTACTACTTCATCTGTTAAACTATTGTCTATAGGATGTGTTACTATTACTTTAATACTTCTATCTTCTTCAGTATTGTTTTCTGGAATTGGAATAGCTACACTGCCAAAACCTGTTTCAGTAAACATACCTTCTAAATTAGATCCATTAGGCAAGCCATCAATAAATTCGCCGCCGGATATATAAGAAAGCGTAAAGTTTGTTGCGCTAAAAACTCCTTGATCACTGTTTGCTTGCACTACAACAGGAGCAGTTCCAGTAATAAAAGCTTCACCTTGATTGTTAAAAATACCAACAGAGCCAGTAAATCCAATACCGTGATCTTCATCAGATAGTTTAGGTCCTGATGAGCCTGATAAAGATGAATTAGTTCCGTCTAAATGATCAAAAAGTTCTGAGTACAAAGGAAATACATTTCCAGGATTAGGACCTGGACCTTGAGGCTGTATGCCTATTTGAAATTTAACTTTAGCATCTAGTGTTTGAACATCTATTTGTCTTATTAGTAAAACATCGTCTGGTGTGCCAGTATTATTTACTGCTGAAAATAATCTTAAAAGTAAATCTCTTGTGCTACCAGTGTTTACAGATAAATTAAAATTACAATTATTTAAAGTAACATTTTGAAGATAATTAACGGTAACTAAAACGCTAGGATCAGTATCGTCTGTTAAAACACCTTGTTGTAAAGAAAACTGTGGCGAAATCCAATCAATACCATCACTACTAACAAGACCACCGTCAATAATCTTAACTGATGGATTTGCAGGTATGTTATTTATTATAGGTACGTTTCTATTATTTATATCATTGTTGTCATCAAACTGTGCTACAGCAAATCCAGATTCTTCTGGAAAAGCGCTAAATTTACAATTAACAGGTGTAGAATTAGTATAAATTACTATATCATTATTGTCGTCTACAGTAACATTTTCATCACTATTATTATAAAATATATCATATGTTTGAGAAGTTAATACTGTAGGTGCATTTAATATAGAAGTTGAATCAACCTGTTGTATTTCGTAGTTATCAGCTTCAAGAAAAGGTGTAACTGTCATTGTAGCTAAATTTTCTGTGCTGTAAAAATGAAAAGGTCCAGAATATAAACTAACAGTTACAAAAGGTAAATCAGTGCCATTATTATTTCCAGTATAACCAGTTATAAGATAGCTCACAGAGTTTGGCATAGTTGAAGGTATAGGAATAACTAAACCTATAGCTTCTGATTGTCCAAAAGAAACAGAAACAGTTTCTCCGTTAGGTTGATTTATACCTGCGCCAACTATAGTCAAAACAGCTTGAACAGTAGCTATACTGGCAAAAGATGTAGTATTAACTTGCACAGCGTGCGACAAGTCTTCAGTAATACTTCCTGTAAAAGTAATCGTAGCTACTACTGTATTAGTTAAAGTACCACCAACGCCTGTATCGGCAAAAGTTATGCCACTAATAAAACTTGGTAAAGTGTTAGCTAAACTAAACTGAGAAGCTGCTATAGAATAGCCTTGTGTTGGAACTATTGTAAAAGTCCCTGTACTAGGCAAGGTAGATATATTGTTAACACTAAAGCCAGTAGATGTAAATTGTTGATCAGAAGAAGTAGAAAGAGTAACACTAACATCAAAGCCTTCGCCAAAGCCAACAGTGTCAGACGTAGCGTTTGCACTAATTTGACCAATACCTTGCAAAGTGTTTTCGTTAAAATCTAAATTACTAGTAACAGCGCCGTCAGCTAAATTTGTATGAGAAGTTGTTATACCTTTTATAAAGTTAAACCATTTGTTTTCTTTATCTATAAACTCATCTACAGCACCTTCTTGCAAGTCAGTATTTATAGATTCAACATACCAGCCGTTTTTAGCTGTTAAATTATAAAAAGCTTCATCTTGAGTATTTGCTATAACTCTACTTTGAGTTCCTTCGTAATTTAAAGTACTAAAGCTTTTAACAACGCTTGGCGAGTTATTAAATATTACATCTATCGTAGAATTAAATTGAGTTCCATAAAAATTGTTGTGAGTTTCATTATAGTGATGAAGCCACATTTTACCATCTTTAAAAGTATAATACCTATTATTTAAAGTGGCACCTTGCTCTTTTATAAAAGATTTAAAACTTGTCCAACCTTTTACTCTTTCGCCATAACTTACAGTATATACATTTTTTTGGCCAGAAACATCAGCATTGTCAGTGTGTATTGTTATATTATATTCATCTTTTCTACCATCAAAATCACCTATACAAACTGTAGAGTTTTTTAAATTATCATAAAAAAAGTTTTTCATACCAAAGTCTGATACAGCTGTAATACCATCTCTTGACAGTCTACACACCGCGCCTCTGTCTACATCTGTAAAATAACATCTAAATTCATCAGAAGCAAAAGATTCAGGGTTTTTAGATATACCGTAATCACCAATGTAAGGTATAGCTTGTCCTAAAACTCTATTAGTTGATAAAAGTTGAGGATTACCATCAGCGTTAAACAAAGCATCTTTTTGAGCTAATATTTTTAAAACTTTATTTTCGCAAAAAGCTAATAAGTCTGTGTTTCTAGTAAAAAGCTTTTGTATACTACCATATTCAGGATTTAATCGCTTAACTATATTTTCAGCCATTAAAAATTCATTAGCTCTGTTAATGCCTGTGGCTTCATTTATTATTTGAGAAAATATTATATCATTTTCTTTATGATCTCTTTGATAGTCTGCATCTGGAGTTGATGCTTTAAAACCACTTTGTTTACCAGCACTAGTATAAGAGTACATAGTACTAGCGTTAAAATCGTCTCTAATTCTATCAGATTCTACACCGTTACCAAAACTAAAACAATTTACAAATCTTAGTAAAAATTTAGAAGAAAAATTAGTATTTGCAGAAGTTTTATGAGTATAAGGATAAAGCAATAGCTTATTTCCTGAGTTTAAGCCTACAGCTCTAAGCGTATAATAGCTTCCGTCTGATCTAGTAAATCTTAATATCTGTGGAACAGAATTATTAAAATCGTTTGATCCAAAGAAAGTTGGAAAATTTTGATTAGTGTATACTACTACTTTACCTTCTTCTTGAAAATTAATTTGATTAGTACCTAAACTACTAGCGCCTATTACAGTTTCAACTTTTAAAAGGCCTGATATTTGATTAAACGCAGAAGTTGTTGGAGCATTAAATCCACTTTCTAAAGTTATAGTATCTTTAGCTTTTATTAATACACTAGCTTTTTCACCTAATAAATTTATAGGATACGCTTGGCTTACCTCATAAAATAAATCTAAATCAACTTTTTGTTCGTCAACTACTTCAAAAACAGCTCCATTATTAATATTTTCGTCATCAGTAATAAATGATATTCCTTCTTCATCATTATTTATATTTAGCTGAAACTCATCTTCAGCTTCTATTTTAACAAAAAACTTACCATTAACATCATTGAAGTCTGCGCCTAAGGCAGTCAAGTCTAGAGCTGAAGTACCTGTGCCTATACTTATTTGTTGTGTAGCATTACCTTCATCGTCTGTTTCTGTTTCTACTGCTGCATTACCTACTATATCTAAAACTCTATATTTAGCATCTTCGCTATTAACAGCAATAGAGTTTCCATGTTGTTTCTTTTGAATTAAATAACTACCTATTTTTACTTTACTTCTATCAGCAGAGTTAAATACTAACCAAACATTGTTAAAAAATCCTTCTTCATTATTTCCTGTAGGATATGCTTTGTATAATACTAAATTATGGTATTTAGAAGCTATTTCTTTTAAATAAAATTTATAGTAATCAGCCCAATATGGCGCTTTATTATATATTTTTGCTGAAAGTCTATTTACTAAATCACTATGATCTTTTCTAACTCTCAAGCTATTAGTTTTGTCTAATTGCACAGCAGACTCTCTACCATGTTTATCAACATATACTACGCCAATTTCATAAGTTCTAATAGATTTAACAGAAGATTTAGCTTGCTCTGTTATTAACTCTTCAGTGTTGTCAGGAGCGTTAGTACAAGAAAAAGTACAATTTTTTAATCTAAGAGCTGCAGTATAATTTTCAAGCTGCGCTTTGTTGTGACAAAAACCTGCGGCTACTTTTTCTCCAGCATTTAAATAAACTGTTATTGTAAACTCATGGCTAGTGTAATCTCTTACAGGAGCGCTTGAGGTAATTTTCATATTTATAGTTGAAAGACTATCAGAAAAAACGCTAGGGTGATTAATATCCATGTTGTCTCCAATATGTATATTATCCCAGTCTTCCCATATACCGTTTTGATCAACTTTAAATAACCCAAACTTAGTTCCTTTACAATCTAAAGAAAAAGTAGTGCTAATTACTCCGGTACTGCTTACTTGATCAAAAGGTCGTTTTATTACAGCCGCGTCTGCTTTAGCAGTAAAAGTATAGTTACCTCCTGTCGGCGCTTGAAAATATGGACCTTTAGCTTGTACAGAAAAATCAGTGGCAGCATCTACAGCGGTACTTTGACCAACTGGTATTTGATTATTGAAGTTATTATCAGGATCATTTTCTTCAAAAGTTGGTATTCCCCAAAGTGTTGAAGTTTGTAATCCTTGCGGAAAATCAGGACTTGTATTGTTTGCTCCTCCAAATGACAAATCATCAAACTGATCTGCAGCTTCATCAGCTATCAAACCTATTGGTTGAGCGCTTGTGTTTGTAAAAGCACTATAAGAATATATATTAGAATTAGCCATTAACTCACCAACAGGAGTACCTTCACCGCCTTGCGCAGAAGAAAACTCGTTAGTGGCAGTAAAAACTTCAGTAAAAGTTATTGGAAGATGTTGTAGAAAGTGGCCTATAGAAGGTGTTATTTTTCTAAATGTTTCGTCTACTATGTCGTAATTTTCATGGTAATTACCAAAAGCTAACCTTGAGCCTATTATTTCTTGAGATCTAGCTTTTATAGGTACATTGTCAAATATTCTTAATGACTGGCTTTCCTCTAGTGTTTTTCCAAAAACTTCACTGCTTATTGTTACGTTTCCTTTATAGTTTGTAAAAGGCGTGCCAATAGTATTCCACTCGCTAGAGCCTCTTTTAAAAGTTTCTATAACATGAACTAAAGTAGAGTTTGTTTTTTTAAATAACAAATCAACACATTGTACATCATCTGGTATATACGGAGGTATGAAGTCAAGAACTTTTATATCTTGAACTTTATTTTCCATACCATCGTTAAAACCTTTTAGCGGATTAAAAGAATAAAATCCTGGCACAAAAGCTATATCAGAGTATGGTGATATAGCAGAATATTCACCATCAACATATTTATATCTATAAGCAAAACAAACAAAATCATCTTCGTAAAGTTTTTTCTTATTTTTTAATGTAGCGTTCCAAGTTTCAGCAGGCTCACTACCTGTATAAGCTTCAGATAAGTTAACTAATCTAACGTTGAATTTATTATAGCCAACTGCAGAGCTAGAACCTACTATTTGAACTGTAGCTTGAGATGCAGTGGTTTGTCCTACTAACTCTAAAACATCACCTATCCTCCAGTTAACAAAAGCAACAGAGCATTGGATTGTTATAATATCAGGCTGGCCATTAGTTTGACTAGGATCAGGCGTAAAAGGCTCGCTTTGTTCGTTAGCAAAAGCAAAATTTCCAAACTCACCAGTTTCACTTTGAAAGTTAGATGTTATAGATCCAAACGTAATAGTACTATAAAAAACGCCTTGATTTTGCTGTATTATTTCATCGTTTACACCAAAACCTAATCCTCCAATTTCAGTTATTTCTTCTGAAACTCTATCATTTACTGTAGTAACTATTTTAGGTTGTGTTAACGGATTTTGTTTAATTACAGTTATTAAGCTTTCTTTTAATGTAGTTTGTATAGAATTACCATTATCATCTTGCCATGAATGAATAGAGTGCTCATATATAGAGTTTCTACTATTTCTAAATCTTTTTAATGATACTTTTTTAGGCTCAGTTTTATTATCTGTAAAGTATAAAATATCATTAATTAAATTTATACCTGTTATGATATTATTTTTAGGTGTAGGTGTAGTAGGAGTTCCTGTAGTATTAGCTTCAACTTGTTCTAAACCATCGTTAAAGTTTAATATTCTAGGTGAAGTAAATTTTAAAACAACACCGTTATCTATATCTATTTGATTGTAAAAAAATCCACTTTGTGCTGTAATTTCTATTCTACCATTATTTTCAGTTGAAGGTAATATCTTCTTAACAAAAACCTCATTGTCTGCACCCCAAATATCATGACCAGATAAATCTATTTTTTGAACGCGCATACCAACTCTTATGCCTAAAGGCACATGAGAAGACTCTTGCTCGTATATGTTTGAAGAAACAGTTGCTAATCCTTCTATAATAGTTTGAGTTTCTTGAACAGATGCAGCAGATCTTACTTCAAAAACATCTGTTAAAACAGGTCTAGTAAATCCGCCGTTTTGATTTTGATAAGCGTTAAATTCAAATATACAATCAGACACTACACCTGTTTTTCTAATAACACCATTATAAGTGCCATTGTTTACTAAGTCAGAAGCTTTGTGTACAAAGTTGTATATTCTTTTGTTTGTTTCGTCAGAAAAGCTAGCTACAGTAAAAGCATTATCACTAATAGCTAATGAGCCTGTTATTAAGCTACCATTGTTTTGATCTACAGTAGTAACAAGCTCGTTACCTTTTAAATTTTGAGCTGAGCCAGTATTATTATCTTCAGAGCTAGATATTTGTATATTAAGAGCATCTCTGTATTGCCCATTAGGTATCAACCTCTCATCGAGGTCTTTATTCATTTTGCTCTTGAGAAAATTTTTCTTAAACTCAGCCATTTATTAATGTTTAATTCGTTTAGACTTGCCTCTTAATATTTGAGTTAATTCACCAAGCTTAATATTAGATAATCTAAGCTTAGCGTTTCTAGTAGCAGCTCTTTTATCTTTTTTTAATCTTTGAACAACATACTCAGGAGTTTTATCTCTATTAGATAATATAGCGTAAGCTATATGTTTATACATAGCTTCTTCTGCAAACTTATGCACACGCATCTCAGCGTCTGTACCTAAACTATCACTTATATACTTTATAGTTATAGTTTTTCCTGAAAGCGAAGAGCTAAAATGAAATTTACCTTTTAATTCGTCTATATAGTATGTGCCATTAGCTTGAGCTTGCGCTGGCTCTAAGCCATATCTTCTACCTAAGAAAAAGTCAAATAAATCATTATCATAATCGTGATAATCGCTATTTATTACTACAGACTGATTTTTAAAATTCTCCCAAGTATTAGACTCTGTTTGTAAATCTATATTACCGTCAGCTGCAGCATCTATAAAGTTTTCATCGCCTATAGCGCCTGTTTGAAGCGGAGCTGTAGGATTACTACTATATATAGCTGGATACAATATTCTTTCAACGCCTGAAGCATCTGTTCTACTTAATTTAACATAGTGAACATAGTCTTGAGGTATTGATACTTGTAATGTAGCTGGCACTTCTAATTCAAAAGATTTAACGCATTTTAAAGTATCAAAGCTAAGCTCTTGCAAAGCTCTTTGCGCGTGAAACCTAACATCTGTTTTACTAACTTTACTTATTAGTTTATCTTCACCAACATATATAACTAAAAACGCGTTTATTATATCTGTCAAAGAAGTAAACTGATACGAGCCAAAACTTGATCCGCCATAGTAAGATGATTGAGTTTGCGATATTTGAGCCATTTATTATTGTTTTTCTTGTTGTATGTCTGCTGCTTCTTCTCTACTTGCTTGATTATATAGCGCTGGATCTTCTATGGATATACCAGCTAGTTTAAGTATAGTGTAAACTAAGTTAGATTCTTCTGACTGATGAATTTCAAAGTTTTGAGCATCACTAGCACTAGAGTTGTATATTGCTTTACCTAAAACAACATTATAAGTCCAGTTTACTAAAGCTGGCTTTTTAATATAATCGCATGTAACATTACTAGTTTTTTGAGATATACTAAAGTCTGCGCTAGATGTATGACCATAAACTTTTATAGCGTCTTCAGTTCTAATATAAACTGGAAACTCATCTCTTGGTGATAAAAGATAACTATTTTGTATTCTATAAAAATCTTTTAATGATATAAGTTCAGCTTCAACACCATTAAATCTTACACAGCTTAATCTATATAAATCTGTAGGTAATGTTGTTCCAGAAGTTACAGTAGAGTTATACTTTTCAAAAGTACTTATTTTTTCTTTTAAAATTTCTATTGGATCAGCATGAGTTGTATCATTGCCGTGAACTCTTAAAAATTGATTTAAATCATAGAAGTATTGATCGAATATGTCTAACTGAGCTTGATTAGCAAGTCTGTTAAACTCTTGAGGATTTATATAACCTCTTTGTTCTTTGTTGGCAATAGCCAATACTCTTTGATAAACTTTGTTTACTTCTACTGCCATTTATTTTATTTTTAATATAAAGTTGAGCCACCTCTCTTGGCAGCTCAACTCTATAAATAATCACTTATTTTAAGCGCTTTTCAATATTGGAATAGACTTCCATACCTTCATCAGTTTTAAACCAATGTGCTAATGCTGTATATGGATGCTCGTCAAATGGTACTGTCATTATTTTTCTATTATTAGACGACCATAAAAAATAACGCTGATCGTTAGATAGTGATATAATACCAGACTCTACAGCCTTTATACCAAAGTTTCTTAACGTTACATTATCATCAGAGGCTAACTCTAAGAAGAGAATAGGATTTCTACGTGCAAATAGTAGTAAATCTCGTTTAAGCTCTTTAGAACTTAAGTTAGCAACTTCAGAGCCTTTCTCTACGCGCATAATAGCTTCAGCTAAATCAATATCAATATTTCTAGCTAAATCTAAAGCTTCTATTTCCATTTCTAAAACTTCTATTTCATCTGCAGCTGCAGCAACTGGTTGCCACTCGTAATAAAGTTTATCTTTATGCGGATGATAAAGCGATAAAAGTTTTTGTAATACTGTTTTATTTTTAGGAACATATAGTGCTCCGTTTCTAAATATAATATGAGAAAGTCTTTGATCACCTTTCATTTCGTCTACAAAAGCAGTTCTTTGATTTTCACAATACTTTAATTCTCTTTCGTATTGTTTTTCTTCATCAAACCAATATATACCTGCAGATTTTATCATATAAGACAAAGGTTTTCTATCTTGCGTTAAGTAATAAACTCTATCTTTGACTTCCCAAACTGGTTTTTTAGGCTCAGGCTTTTCTTTAATTTTAACCTCAACCATTTCATTTGTAGCTTTAATTTCTGGCTGAGCTACTTCAGCTTTTTTTGTTTCTTTTTTTGCCATGATATAATATAATAAAAATTAAAAAGCCAAGGGCCGAAGCCCTTGACTAAATGTTTATGCTTACTTCATCAACATGAAGTTGTTAGCACCTTGAACAACTAAACATCTTTCAGTTAAGAAGTGTAGTTGCATTGCATCTAAAGCAGATGTAGCAGCACCGACAGAGCCAGTAACCCAAGTCTTCATTCTACGATCATCTGTTTGAGAAGCTCTAAATCGTACGTGTAATAACGGACGTCTAACAGCGGATCCTACAGTTTGATCATATACAGAAGAAGATCCAGCAGGAATAATAACCCCACGGATAGCGTTAACTGTATCTCTTTCATTGATACCACCACGAG